ACGTCGAGGCTGTTGTTGACGATGCCGCGGAACCAGAACTGGACCCGGACGTGTGAGAGCGCGACCTTGGCCTCATCCGTGGCCGCATACGCGGTGACCGCAATGCACCGGTCAGGGGTCGTCGGCAGGGCCTTGAAGAACACGGGGGTCGTGACGCCGTTCGCAGCAAGGTAGGACGAGAGACCCGTAAGCAAATCGGTCGTGAAACTCACAGTGACCCCCAAGTACGCGCCGTGATCTTGTCCCAGATGTACTCGCCGGCCTTGTTGATCGCGTCGGAGCCCTTGGAAATCATTGCCAGTTCCAAGAATTTCGCGACGCCGCCAGTGGGGTGCTTGAAGAACATGTGCTCGTGAATGTAGCGGGCGTAAACCGAATCGTAAGTGATACCAACGGTATTCAGCCCGCCGCGGTCCTTCTTGACTGCGCCTGATGCCGCGAGGTCACCAGTCAGTGCCTTGGGCACGAGGACATCCGACTCTTCGAGGATGATCTGCGCGCCCTGTGCGAGGCCGTCCTCGATGTGAGAACGGACCATGATGGCGATGCCGGTGAGGTCGAGGTGGTTCTCCCAGCGCATGGACATGGCTAGGTCAGGTCCACTTCGATGTGGTCCGGCAGTCCGAGCGTGCCACCATCGCGGCGCCGAACCGCCGACACCTGAGCGTCACGACCGTTGACAGCGATCCGGGACTCGGGGACGAACTTGTCGGCATCGGCCAGCGCCGCGTAGAAGATCGACTTCTGCACCAACTGCTCGCCGGCACCAGACTGCACGAGGACAACCCCGTCATCGAGGAAGCCCTTGACGTCCACCGGGGCCGCGTAGGTGTCACCCGTAGGCCCGGCGCCTGTGAAGGTCTCCACTGTCGCGGTGTGGATGAAGAACGCCGAGATGGAGCTCACCGTCGCTGGTCCTCCGCGAGCGGCACACCCTCAAGCCATGTGACGTTCTGATCCCAAGGCATGAGGCCCTGGCCGGCGTCGGTAGGCGTCGGGTCGATCGAGAACGCGCCACCGCGGCCTGCGAGCAGGCGAAGCGTGCGGATGTCCGAGCGGGACAGGTAGAGCCCGCCAACACCCGTGGCGCCTTGTGAACCGTAGGAGATGTTAGCCGACCCGATACCTACCGCTTGGGCTGAGGTGACGTTGTTGAATTGCCGTGCGGCCACACCCAACAGGGTCCCCATGGCCGTGACTGGCAGTGGGGTAACGATGGTCTCACACAGATCCTGCGCGAGTTGAAGACTCTGCGTGGCCCGAACCTCGTCGATGTCTGGGTTGTCCAGGTACGTGCCGAGGTCGGAAGCAACGGCGATTGGAGTGCTCATGTCCTCCGACCTCCTGGGTTAGATGTTGACGCCTATGGATTCCATCCACTCGGCAGGGTCACGAGCAGACTTGGACTCATTGCATGGCGAACAAGCTGGGACGATGTTCTCAACGCAGTGCAGGCCGCCACGCGCCAAGGGATTGAAGTGGTCGGCGTGCTCTGCGGGCTGGCCGCAGTAGATGCACTCGGACGCGTAGATGACCTTGAGGAATACAGCATCGACGCACTTCGGGCCGTGCTCACAGATGGCGGCAGCCTTTATGCCCCGACGTTTCATTTCGCGGGCGCGGTTGGCCTCAGGATTTGCCGTCTTGTATCGACGGTTGAAAGCACGCAATCGGTCGGTGTTGGCGATCCATTTGATTCGGTCGCGCTCACGAATCTGATCGGCGTGCTCGGTTTTGTAGCGGCGGTCGTACTCGATCCGCGCCTCGTGGTTGGCGTAGTAGTACGCGAGGGCGTAAGCACGCTTGGCGGCAAGATTCTTCTGGTGCCATGCCTTGTTGTACTCGCTGGTCTGCTCGCGGCGTTCGGCCTTGTACTTACGGTTGTACTCCGACCGACACGAGGGACAGTAACTAAACCCAGATGTGACGTTCTGACATCCGTCGATCGAGCAAGTACGCTGTGACACGTTGGTCTCCTTGATAAAGCAAGGGGGCTGACAGGGTGCGGGCTCTGTTAACGCAGGCCCGCACCCGCCATTCTAGCCGAAAGATCAGCTTCCTGCGGCGTGAGTATAGGCTACAAACGCATTCGGCGTTCCAACTACGAAGCCATAATAAGCCTCAACCAAGAGCAACACGAGGTTTTCTTGGAACGCACTATGCCAAGCGGAGCCGTCGTAGTAGTTGGCCTCGTTGGACACCTTGACGGTGATGTCCATGCCGACGCCGTAGGCGCACTGGGAGAAGTCGCCACCGATGGCGCGCAAGCCCTGGTCGATGACCGGGGACTGCGTGACCGTCGCCAACGCGGTGGCTGAGGTGCCACCAGTCAGGAGCCTCTGGTCGATGCTGACCGGAGCGGCCGCACCAGTGAACGTGAAGGTGAACGGGCCACCGGCCGAACCGGTCACGGTGCAACCAGCGGCCACCGAACCCGGCAGGAGCTGGACGGCGGTTGTCACCGTCGCGGCAGCCGCGTTGTATGCGATCCCGGCGGTGGTCTGGCCACCGATGGTGACGGTGAACGTGCCACCAGTCGGGGTGCCGTTGATGGTGCCCACCTGCACCGCGTCACCAGAACGGTAGTACCGACCGGACACGCCGCTGTTGAAGTACGACGGGTAGCCGATCAGGGTGCCAGCGTTGGTGGCGCTGTTGGCGTTGTACGAGTCGGCCACGAAGAACGGGCGACCGTTGGCGTCAACAGACATGGCAGCCTCGGGGCGAAGCAGCGGGTCGCAAGCGAACCCGTTGAACTCCATGCCCGGGATGGCCGCGACCTGCGCGACACCCTTCCACAGGTCGGCGTAGACGCCACCGGCGTTGGCAGCCGTCGCGCCGATGACCTGCGTGTTCGGGGTGTTCTTGAGGAAGTCCGCGAACGGGCCGGCGGCGCCAGTCTTGAGGTCCTTGCCGTGGATCGCGGCGTAGTCGAACGCGCGACCGATCGCGGACGGAAGGTCCTGCGACAACTGGTCGTAGAGGCCGGCCGCGTTGGACATGACGACTTCCTGCGACACGGGCACGAGAAGGGCGACCTTCTTGCCAGTCATGATCTTGACGCCGACACCGCCCTGAGCGACAGGCTTGACGCCGCCCTCAGAGACCCACCCTGCGGTGGGGATGTCCATGGGGACGGGGATCGCGGTGTTGGCCGAGACGGACAGTGGGACCTTGCGGGCCAACCGCATGACAGCCGAAGTCTCGGACGCCTTGGTGAAGATGGGGCCGGTGATCGTCGGGGGCAACAGTGTGCCCGCAACGTTGTTGAGCTGAACAACCATGACAACTCCTAATGCTTGTGGGGACTAACCGCGAGAGCCGAGCTGGCTCTGCAGGATGGAAGCGAACTCAGCGGCGGGATTGGCGGTTGTGTTCCCGTTCGCGCCGGACCCCTGAGAGAGGTCAGGCCGGGGGCCGCGCTTGCCAGTGAATCCGGCGTACTTCGTCTTGAGGGCGGCAATCGCGCCTTCGTTGATCTCGCCGTCGTCGTCCACGAACCGTGCGAGGTTCAGGTCTTCGACGATCGAGTCAGGGTCGTCAACGAGCCCGGTGAGGGCCGCCTTGACCTCGGCGCGTGCGACGCGCTGCATGGATGCCAATGCCCGTGTATCTGCTGCCTTCACGGCCTCCTGGGCACGCTCGTCTGCGGTCTTGGACGCCTCCGCGAGACGGTCGTACTCAGCGGCCTTCGGCTCTGCTGCCCGCAGTTTCCCGCGGTAGTTCGCAGCCTCAGTGCGCGCCTTGTGAACCTCACCGAGCACCGCAGCACGCGCGGTGTCATCGAGGCTCGCCAGCAGGTCCTCCAGGGACTTTGCCTGCTCGGTCGTACCCTCGGCGCCTTCAGTGGCGCCTTCGGTCGTACCTTCAGTGGTGCCTTCGGTCTGTTCGGGCATGACATGTCCTCCTGGGACGGTTGGGTGGAACATCCCCGCACCAGGCGGGAGGCTTTTACTTGCTGGCGAGCAGTTTGCTCAGTCGGGCAATCTGTTTCGTGCGCCACGGAGAGTCCTTCATCCGTTGCGCTTGAGCGAGCAGGAACTCGACCTGTGGACGGTCCATGTTCGTACCGGGCAGCAGGTCCCGCGGCTTCTTGGCGCCAGTCGTGCCAGTCACTTTGCGACCCTCCACCGCTTGGCGGAAAGCATTGCGAGCGTCGTTGCCGCTTCTGCCCTTTGTCGAGTCCTTCCAGAGCTTCTGCATCTCGCGCATGTGCGCAGACGGCTCATAAGCGGTAAAGACCGGCTCGGCGTGGCACCGGCAAAGCCCACCACCGTTCGGACCAGGAGTGTGAGCCCGAAAGTCAGCCGACTGCTTCGAGGTGTACAACATCCCAACACCAGCTCGCAGCGCGAGCATGATGCAGAACGAACAGGCGCCCGGCGCGGTGACGCGCACCCACCCTTTGGCGTACTTGTCCTGCCGGACCGCACCGATGATCGTGTCCCGGCTCTGGTCTAGGACCATGTTCGCCACTGCGCCATCAAGTTTCGTCATCGCAGCATCCGTGGTCTGCGGTGACACCGGCCCGTACAGGTCCGTGGTCGCCCACGACACAGCCGACTCGATCACCGAGTCTGCAGGCGAGGGAGCCAGTTTCGACACCGGACGACCGGGCACCGCTGCAGCGGTGCGCTCGGCCTTGTAGTACGTCAACGCCGCCGCGGCGGAAGCCTGCCCGTACCGAGCCACGATGGCCCGAACTGCGGCAACGAACGCCGGCATCGTGGCCTGCAGGTTGTGCAGATCCAGCAACGGCCACGCCTCACGGAGCAGTTTCGGGATCAGTGAGACAAGAGCAGCCTGACCGAGTTGGTGCTCATCAGCCGGCCGGGGTGGAGCACTAGCCGCCTGCTGGGACACCGGGCATCTTCTTCGGCATCATGTTCGGCGTCGCCGTTGTGTCCGGGGCTGACTGGTTGATCTTCGTAGCATCAGCCGTGATCGCCTGGTCGGCCCGGAAAGCCTTGACGTCGAGGTTGTGCGCGATCTCCTGCAGCATCGACTGCCCCTGATCGGTGGCGCGGTCGATCTCGATGCGCTCGCGCTGGATCGCGGTGTACCCCAACGCCTCGCCAGTCACGTCGGACGTGGCGGGGAGGTAGCCCATCGTGACCTGCTTGAAGATCGCGTCAGTGGTCGCGGCAATCGTCGGTGTCGAGGTCGAGGACCAGACGGTCGTGATCTTCTCCATGTTCGCCGGCTCACTGCCACGAACCTTCAGGGCCAGCTTCATCACGTCACGCCAGCCCTTGCCAAACATCACCGTCTTGTGATCCGCGCGCCGAGTCAGCTCACCCTCACCGGAACGGATCGCGTCAGCCGACGTCGGGTTGGCCGTGGCGAAGCCCAGCATGTAGGGCGGCAACCCGGTCAGCGCCGAGATGCGTTGCGCGTAGGAGTCGATGACCTTTGTGAACACGCTCGGGTCGTAGGCCGTGAACTGTCCGACCGTGGGAGCGTTCCCTGTAGCAGGGTCGCTCTCAAGCGCGAGGATTCGACCCTGGTATGTCGACCACGCATCCTTCGGTGTCCCATCGGCTGTTTGGAACGCCGACTCGTCAGCCCCAAGGATGTACCGCTGTGGTGCGCTGTAGAACTCACCAGCAACCAACAGTCCCAACATCGTTCTGCTGGCTGCGTCGGTGATGTTCATGATCTCCGGCGTGATCTCCGAGGCTCCGTCACGAGCGTAGGAACGAGGGCGGTTCGGAATGCGGACGATCATGGGTTCAAGTCCGTGATCGTCACGATCTGTGACCGTCCAGCCGCCATTGGACTGAATGAGGGAAATGGTGCTGCCGAACTTGTAGAACGTCGCCTGACGTGAACCCTCGAACCCGAACAGCCGCAACGCAGCGACGATCGTCCGAGTCCGCGCGTCCCACTCCACTGCGATGTCCAGCGGGGACTCCACTGTGATGAGCGGGGGCGTGTCGATGACGTTCCCACCAGTTGCGGGGGAACCGACACCGACGTACCCGACGCCGAAGACCAGTGCATCTAGATGCGCAAGCGGGTGCTCTGCATCGAGGTCGTTGCCGAGCCAAATCTCCTGCAGGTCGTTGTCGACATCATTGGAGTCGGGGTAACGAAAGCCGTCCACATTCAGGCGCCGATCAATCGCATCGACGCAAACCCGCGGCCAACCAGGCGCGATCTTCACGTTCCGCATTGATGGAGGGATGGAGATCCCGAGATCCTGAATACGAACGGTGCCTCGGTAGTGCGCGTCTCGCAGCTCGAGCCCGTACCGCTTCGACTCCACCAGCGACGTCAGGCGCGTGACCGTAGCCTGCTCGTCGTCGGACAGTGCCACCATTGGCAGGTTGATCGACACGACATTGCTCGGCCCATAAGCCTTCACGCCATAGGTCTGGTCGGGCTGGTCCATGTTGACGGGGCTGCCGGTCTCACCTATGGGCATGGTCACTGGTTGTGCCCCTTCCCGATTGGTTACTAGCTCATGACGATGACGCGCCCCTTACTGGAGCTGCGCTTCTGACGCTTCTGCCATTCCTTGGACGCCAGCACCAGGCGGCGAACCATGCGAACACCGACCACACACACAGCGGCGTCGATCTTGCGCGGGGAGTCCTTCGACTCCTTAGAGATGCTCGTGCGGCCCTTGTAGTCGTGCCGGCGCGCGTTGCCCACATGCCGGGCCACGACCGCGTTGCCGTCGTGGCTGAAACCCTGCTGCAGGATCTCCTCAAGGCACGTCTCGGTGGCCTCAGCGAACTCATACGCCCGCGAACGCATGTCCCACGCGATCGGCATAACCTCACGCGCGGCGGGGGCCGCGTTGATGACCAGTCGGTCCTTGTAGCGGTCGGGCCAAGTCACCTTGACGAAGCCCTGCCATTCCTGCACGTCTGCGAAGAACGCGACGACGTCGTATTTCTCGAACGCGCCGATCACCGCCGAGTCGACAGCCTCAACAGGCACCGTGTCGTTGGCGTTGTGAGCCGTGTCCGGCTCCCACACGCCCAACGTGAACACGTGGCCGTCAGACATGCGACAGCCCATGAGAGCGGTCGCGTCGCGGCTCTTCGACCCGTCGAAGAACAGGCAGACGGGCTCTTTGTCGGCCACGACCTCATCAGGTCGGGCGAGTACAGACCAGTCCCGCGGCTCGATCCACGCATCCTCGTCGGCGGTTGGCTGGTTGAAGTATTTGCGCCGTGAGTCAGCCGATGAAGCCTGCAGGTCCCAGATGCGTTCCTTGATGAAGTCAAGGTCGGCCCACCAGCAGTCGTCATAGACGAACTTCAGCGCCTCAGTGACGCCAATCTCACCCTTGGAATGATCCGGGGAGTCCGTCAGAACCGCGTTCGGTGGTGCCACCCGGGCGTCGTACAGGATCTTCGTCGTCCCGCGAGAGTGGCCCTCTTCTTGGGACACCCAAGCCTTGAAGGAAGCCTCAGCGACCGACTCCTTGCCCGGCATCCACGAGTTGCAGGTCTCGATCATCCGGGACCCGCTCTTGGCCAGGTTGTCCGCCAGCGTGGAGGCGAACGTGGGGCCACCGTTGCCCGGCAGCCAGTGTTCAGGCTCGTCACCGACCACGCACGTTGCCTCGCCACCCTCAGCTGCAGACGAAGATGATGTGAGGACATGGAGCTTGCCGCCGCCGGCCTTGTTGTAACGCTTCTCGCCGGGGTCGAGATCGAAGTCACGAACAATGCGTGACCCTTTAGGCGCAAATGCCCGGACCATGCGCATCGTGTTTTCGGTCTGCACCTCGGCGGTGGCGGCGATCTGCACCAGCGGCATGGCCACCGGCTTGCCGACGCACCCGCCTTGAGCCTTGGGGTCGAAGTCCTTGAGTCGCACATTGCCGCACAGTTCGACCAGCGCGATGACAGCGGCGAAGGGAGACTTACCCGAGCCCTTCGCCAGCCGACGAACCGCGCGCCGGTAGATCCACGTGCCGTCCTCGTTCAGCCCATACCAGTGCAGAAACCACCGGACCTGTGAAAGCGTCGGCTCCCATCGCCGGCCAGCGTGCGGCCCGTTCGGCTGCCGTAGGTACTTCGTCCCGAACGCGACGGCTTCCCACCCGAGGGTCAGCGCGGGCAGTTCGAGCGGGAGTGTGACTAGGCGGTCGAGCGGACCAACCTCACGCGCCATCGGACAGAACGCGGCGGATGAGTGTCATCGAGGCTGTCCCACCTAATGGCAAATCAACATCATCGTCACCAGCAAGCAACCGCGCGATCGGAACACCGAACACCGAGGCCAGTCCCGCGAGTTCAAGCAAGGACACCGGCCGGCGCAATGTCTCGATCTGGGCAATTCGATTCGGCTGACAACGGACACCAAACTTACGCATCTTGGCAGCGAGGACCACCTGCGTGTAGCCAGAGTCGACACGTAATTCACAGACGTTCCGGGCAATGACATGCTCAATGCGGGCCATCATGCGCTCGCAAGCTTGCTCTGGAAGTCAGCCAACGCCGTCACCGACGCAGCCTCATCCTCGTCAACCACGACACCGCGCTCGAGCTCCACCCGCGACCGGCGACGATCACCCTCAGTGACCAGCAGCGACGACATCGCCTTGAGGTACGCAGACAGGCTCGCACCCTTGAGCGGGATGGTGCCCATGATGGCGCCCTCCTTCTCGGTGAAGCCCACAACTTGCGGAGACAGGTCCCGGCTGATCGACTCAGCGATCAGGAACGCCGTCGCCCAGTCGGACGGCTCATAGAACCGAGACTGACCGGACAGCGCGAGCGAGTCGTACCAAGTCCGGGCCACCTTGTGCCACGCATCGTCGGCAGTGGGAGCAGTGACGCTCTTGGCCGCAGGCGCGGTCGTGATCTTCGCGCCATCGGCAGGCTTGTTGGTACGACGACGCTCAGACGAACGCTTCGGAACCGGGCCACGAGCAGCCATGTTGACCTCCAGGGTCGGAACGCGCCGCCAGGGCGCGACAGAACGGACGAGCAGTAGTTAGGCGACTAGCGCGAGGGGTTTCGCACCCTTGACGCAGTTGCAGTAGAAGTGGGCGGTCTTCAAGTTCTCGGCTCCATTGCTACCGCCAGAACGTAGAGGCACCACATGGTCGAGTGTGGGCGCCTCAAGGTCAGGCACCACGGCGAGTCGATCGACAGGGAAGCCGCACAGGTAGCACGTCCAGTTGTCGCGCTTATAGATGCGCAGCCGCTTGACTGTCGAGATGCTGTGGCGGCCCGGTGGTGGTTGCACCGACTCGCCGGCGTAGCGCATCACGTTCGTGCATTTGCGGGAGCAGCAGAGAGTCCCCGGATTCGTCGGCTGCCACATCTTGCCGCAACCCATGCACTCGCGAGCCGGGTAGCGATGGCGGCCAAGGATGGCCCGCCGACTGCGCATGGTCTCCCGGCAACGATCAGCCTGCCACTTACGCCTGCACTCAACCGCTCCGCATTGGACGCGACGCTTGTTGGCCATGGGCATGGAGCAGTAAGGACAGGGCATGTCATCTCCAAGGGATGCGGAAGGCCCCGACACCTTGGATGTCAGGGCCTTCCTGTCCGCGAGAGCTACCCGCGGATGCTCGAATGTCTCATGAGTCGGTCAAAGGGTCAAACATGGAAACCCGTACAAAATCTTCGGCGTTAACCGAGTCGCACAACACCCTTAAACCACCCGGGGTGGGGTCCCCAGGGGGTCGGTTGGCGCGATGGAATGTGTTAGATCAGTCCGGGGTGCCGCTCAGTCGCCCGCTTGCCTCGTTGGGCGCGGCGTGTGCTGCCTCGAGCTGCCTCTGCCTTGCTCTTGTCTTTGTGGCACTCACGTCCACACGTAGGGCAGCGTGCGCCGTGTGCGGGCGCGAGGTTGGACGCGTCATGCACTGAGAGCGTCGGGTGTGTCCACTCTGCCCAACAGATGCGGTGATCTACCTGTGTAGCGCCAGGGTGTCCGCATAGGTGGCAGATGCCAGCGTGTGCAGCGATGATGCGTGCTGCCTTGTGTGGGTCGAGGTAGTCGGATGGCGTGCGGCGCTTCTGGTCCCATGCCAACAGGCTCACCTCATGAGGTCAGAAGGAATCCGACTTGTCGAGGAATGCGCTGTGCCAGGTGGCGCTCTTGGCTGTGTCAACCTTGGCCTGACCAGTGCCGCCTGCGGCTGTCACCATAGCGCCACTGAGGGCGAGCAGTGCGCCAGGGATGACGAGCGCTAGTGAGATGCCACGCCTGCTAGATAGGGCGTCCTTGCACTGCCCTGATGCGTCGGAGGCTATCTGTCCGCCCAAGATGTCGGCGTAGTCGGAGACCAGTGCGTCATTGGATGGGCTGAACGCTGAGCCGCAGTTGGCCCCGCCCTGGCTCATGGGGGCGAGCCCGAGGATGAGCCCGACGCCGAAGAACAGGGCGCCAAGGGTGAGCAGCAGGGCGTTCAGCTTGATGGTCATGTCCTCAGGATGCTCCTACGCGGGTAACCCTGTCTGCCAGTTCGTTGTGCTCATCGCTTCGGTCTGCTCGTCCCGCGTGGCCTTGCGACTGGTGGCCGGTTGGTTGCCCATCCCCACCATGAGCGCGGGTCGCTAGCCACTGACCAGCACCGGCATTGTTGCGCATACCTCGGACAGTTCAGCGATGGCCTCGACAGCGCGGGTGATGAGCGCGTCCAGCTCCTCGATGCGATCGGCGTCGTTGCAGCGGGTGCAGCCACACAGTGACGCGCGGTACATGCGCAGTAGCGCGGCCTTCTCGACGGCGACCTTGCGTTGTGTCCAGGCGTCCTGCCGCAGGTCGCTCATGGCTTCGGTGCGTCTTCTACCCGCACCTCTTGGACGAGGCCAAGGTCGAGGATGGTGGCGACAACCTGACGGCGGCAGCGGATGAGGACGTCTTCCATCATCTCGGGGGTGAGCCCGGGGCTGGTCTCGATCGTGATGGCGACCTGTCCGACTGACAGCGTGACGCTGGTGGCTGCTGGGGTGGTGGTGTCGTCTTCCATCGCGTGGCCTCCCAGCACAGGGACGGGGTTGCTTGACCCTCGCTCGTCGGGTGTGCGGACCGTGGGCGTTGGGGTGCTGGTGTCCGGCCGGCGACAGGGCGAGGGAGACAAAGAGAAGCCCCGAACGAACCACGGGTGAGCGGCTTGTCGGGGCTTGGAGGGGACTGCAACCGTCCCTCGTGTCACAGCGTAGCGTCTCTCACCCTCTAGTCAAGGGTTAGGGCGTCGGCGTGTCGAGGCGCCAGTCGGCCATCCAGAGTGGGTCGCCGTGGTTCCGCTTGTTGCGCTCCTCATAGAGCCGAGTCATCCGCTCAGTCGCAGGCTCGTGGTACGAGGTGATCTGATACTCGCGCTTGACTGCTGAGTAACCCTCATCCTCGGGGCCGATCGTCTCCCAGTCATAGTCGAAGTCGTCGCAGTCCCAATCCCCGCAGACTGGGTAGTAGATGCGCTGCCCGCTCGGCTTCTTGGCCTTCATGGCGACCACTCGGGTTGGTAGTTCGGGTGATCGGCGTAAGGCAGGGCAAGGGCGCACAGGATCTTCACTCCCGAATCGCGCAGTCCTTCGTCTGGATCGACTGGCTCATTGAGGTCTACTCTCGCGACCTCAACCGCAGCGTCCACGACCTGCCGTTTCGCCTCGCACTCAGCCAGGACGCGGGCAGGCGATGCGAGGGTGGCGATCTGCTGACCGCGTGCGAAACTCCTCCGCTGCGTCTGTCCGTCGTAGTGCGCCCAGAGTTGCGCGGAGAGCATCCGGGCAGGTGTGAACGGCCCACGCTCGTCAGCCGTGTATCTCTCTTCCTTGATCTGCGCTTCAAGGTCGCGCAGCAGAGCCCGCGCCTTCGCCTCGTCCTCAGCGATCCGTGCCAGCAGGAACTCGGTCAGCGTCATGTCTCCATCCTCTCTCATGCCAGGATCTTCCGTCGTTCGAGCGCATACGCCACAGCGCCCTTGTCGTAGAGCGTCTGCCCTTTGTCATTCGTGTCGGCCTTGGTGATGATGCCCCGGCTGATCCACTGCCGGATGGCGACCTGTGTCACGGGCCGACCGAACTGCTTGTGGATGAATGTCACCAACTCGTCAGCGGTGAGCAGTTTGCGCAGCTCAGGGTCAGCGAACATCCGCTCCTCCCACCATGTGGTGACGGCTTCAGCGCCGCAGACTTGGCATTTCGGGTCCTTGTCGGGATAAGCCCTGACCTGACCACCGCACACGACGAGCCCATTCTCAGAGTCAACCTCGAGCGGGCAGGTACCAAGGCTCTGCCAGTCCTTGCGATACGGCGCCGCGATGCCGCGTAGATCCTTGGCTGATGCTTCGAGCTCCCACACGACGACGTCGACAGCCTCATGGCCAGACAGCCAGTCGGCATGTCGTCTGAGCAGGTCGCACATAGCTGGCACGTCATGGCCTGACACGCCCTCGGTGTGCAGGTCGCGATCCTTGATGACCATGAGGCAGTTGCTGGCCAGTCGCATCCGGCACTGTGCTCGCTTGTCGAGGACGTCGACGCTGATCGGCAGCGGCGCTTCGTGGCTGGTATCGACACGGCTGCCGGGTGCGCGGCGCACAGGCTCAAGGGTCGCGTCGTAGTGGTCAAGGATCGCCTTGAGCGCCTTGAGGATGCGGCGGTACGGGTCGTCGGTCATCGTCTCCCCTTGCTCGTTACGAAACCGACCAGCTTCTCGTCCTCATAGTCGGTGGACTTGCGCCGCTCGGTCATCGCGTAGACGTCGCCTTGTGGGTGGATCTCCTCGGGCTCGCGGGGCTTGTCTTTGGCCAGGGAGAGGTAGAGCGTCCGGCCGAACGCCTCGACGGTGAGAGTCATCCGCCCTCCTGTCCGGGCGTCTTCGGCTCGGCGTAGATGGGTGTCACGTCGTCGGGCAGCGGGTCACGAGCGTAGGCGCGGGTCGCGCATTTGCAGCCCACCCCGAGGTAGGTCGCCACGGTGGTGTTGCGCTCGCACAAGTCGTCGTGACGCATCACTCGCCCCTCTCGTCGCGTGGCTGCCCGATGGCGTCGAGGGCGCGAATGAACGCGCGGCACAGGTAATCCGCGAGGAGCCAAATGTCGCGTTTCAGGCGCTTCATGGCTTCCCTCCGCAGCAGGCGCACGCGCGCTCAGGTTGGCCGGGGCACTTGACGATGTGCTGGCAGTGGGTGTGATCGTTGAACTTGCAGCGGGAGCACATCATGGCCGGTCTCCGCAGTGCTCGTCGGCGTAACGATCGTCGGGCACGTTCGTCGCCTCGTTGAGTTGCGCCCACAGCCGCTCAATCGTGGCGTCACGCTCGGCGATCACGTCGACTTGTGCGCTGATGATTTCGCCAAGCCGCCCTACGATGCCCGAATCGCCTGCCGTCGTCTCCATGGGGCTGGACGGTGCCTTGCTGGGTATCTCGACACTTCCGCCGCAACGGGCGCTGCACGGTCGCTCGTGGTCGACGTGTGGCCCCTTCGGGCAGTGATCGCAGCAGGCGTAGCGCTTGGTCATGGCTTGCCTTTCGGTCGGTTGGGTGCCATTCATGACGTGGCCCCCTTGGAGACGAGCGCGGCCCAACCTTGGGCTTCCAAAACTGCGATGACTGCGCGCAGCCGCTCGACCTCAGCCATCGCAGCGACCAGATCGCCGCACGCTGTGATCACCTCGCTGCGGGCGCGCTCTGCGAGAGGTGCCCACGTTGGGCAGTCTTTGGAGTGTCGGATCACTAGAGGCGTGCCAGGGCCTCGCTCGGGCACCGCTCTGGTGCCGCAGTCGAGGCAGTATGCAGATCCGCTCATGACTTCGTTCCCTTCGGTTGGTCGGTCTCCAGCACACCGCGGATGCGGTCCACCACAAGGGCGGCGTCAGGGTCAGCGATGATGGCCGCGACCTTGGCGAGGGTGGCGCGGAGCGCGTCCCGTTCGATCGCGGCGTCCCCTGCGAGCACAGACGCCGCGACGTAGGACGTCATGGCCTGCGTGGTCGTGTAGTCCCGCTCATGGGCGCAAGGCTCGGACCCGCACATCAGAGGAGCGCGCTTGTGGCTCGGATGAACGCTCCTGGGTGGTGGAGGCGGTCGGCGTAGTCCTTGAACGCGGAGATGGTCGTCACCTGCGCGTCATCGCCCCACACGCCAGCCTCACCGAGCGCGTCGAGAGTCGAGCGGAGCAGTTTGTCCAGATCCGGGCGACCTGCCGGGAACCACGGCGCGGAAGGCTTCAATAGGCCGGCGTTGCGGCCGGTCCCGTAGTGGCCCTTCGGACGGGGCAGTCGGAATGTGACCTCAAGGACAATCGCGCCGGTCATCTCGTGCCATGAGTCGAGGCGGATGAACTCCTCCAGTGCGGCGTACTTCACGGCCATCCGCCACGGCTTGACCTTCGCCGACGACTCGACCTGTGCGACCTTGCCCGTATAGGCGCCCTTGGCTTTGATCGCAAAGCCTCGCTTGCTGCCCTGAGGTGCAGGGGTGCCGAGAACGATGATCTCGATGGTGGTCATGCCGACTCGTCGTTGAGCAGGTCGCCAGGCTCGATGGTGACCGTGATGACCTTGGGCTCTCCGAAGTCCAACCAGTCACCCCGGCGCATCATCCACGTGCGGAAGATCCCCGTCTCGTCTATCTGCTCCTCGAACGCTTCCCATCCGACGACGAAACTGTCCTTGGCGTGGTCGAGGATGACCTGCTGCTTGGCGAGCTTCATGCTGCGACGCTCCTTCGGTTGATGGCGAGCAGTTCTGCTTCGACGGCTCGCTTGTACCTGCTGAGGTAGTGCATGTTGCACAGCCCGAGCGCCAGGTGTGGCCGGTCGCAGAGGGTGCAGAGCCCACCGAGGGCGCGGAGCAAGGCGGTGACGTGGAGCGCTGCATTGGGGTCGGGTGGTGTCAGGGTCACGATCGCGGCGGCTGTCGTTGCGGTGTCGTTCACGGCTTGGCCTCGGTGCCGTGAAGCCGGTTCCAGTGCGCGTAGAACTGGGCCTGTCCGCCTCGGTCGTGTACGGGCGGTTGGCACAGGTGGCACGTCCACCAGCCGGGGCGCGGGGTGTCGTTCATGGCGTGGCCTCGATCACGGCTCGGAGATCGGCGCATCTAATCCAGTCACGGCGATCTTCTGCGTCGCTACACAACGCCTCGATGCGCTCATTGGTGGCCACTCTGGCCATGTCGAGCCGGTGGATCAGGCTGCGATAGTCACCCTTGGGGCACGTGCAGTTCATCGTCAAACCTGCATCGCAGCACCCGCACATTTGAAGCCACGCGTTCGCTTCGGTTGAGAGAGCGTCATAGGTGGCCACGACTCCTCCTCAGGTACGAACGGGATCAGGTGCTTGTCTCGTTTCGGCACGGGGCACAGGTCGGCACGTGGCACCGCCGCCTTGAAGCACTCCGCACATGACCCGGCCTTCTGCTCGGGATGGGTCACGCACATCTGTGGCGCCAACCTCGACCCGGCAGCCAACCCGAGCCAGTGCGGGCCGGGGTCGGCGATCAGAGCCGGGGTGCGCATGCCCTCGTTCGCAGCGACGCGACACGCAGCGACAGCGACATCAGCAGCGGACCCGAGCAGGGACGCCTTCTTCAAGGCTGCTGTGATGCCTGCGAGGCCCCAGTCGCGTCTCAATGTGTGCAGGAGAGCTGTGAGCGCTTGGCCTTGGCTTTGAGATAGGGTCATCATCCGTTCGCCACCTCTCGCGGGTACGAAAGTGACGATTGATGAGAAGTCTCTACAACATCCCTTCCTTTCCTATCCCTTCCCTTCCCTTCCCTTCCCTGCAACGTTTCGCGTGAGCCCTCAGTGAGCCCTCCGTGAGCCCTCAGTGAGGATTCATGGATTGGGCAGGGTGCGATCTTGGAGGGCGTCGGGCGGTTGATCCGCTGATGTTCGCCCCAGGATGTGATGTGCAGGAGCCTCAAGCCGCCGACCTCATAGCGACAGAGCGGCCCGGATTCGCTTATGACACAAAGGTGTTGCTCAATCTTGCGTGGCGTCATCGCGTCATCGAGCGGGTACAGCTCGGACTTGATGAGCCGCGTCTCGTCTAGGCCGCGCCCGTCATCATCGAGGTAGGTGAACATCCCGGCAAACGTCCAGCGGATCGGCACTGGCCACGCGCAAACGGTGAGCGACGAGTACATCGAGGGCTTGATAGTGCGGATTCGGGCCATCAGACGGCCCCGTCTTCTGACAGTTCGCGCCAGCAGTCGTCGTGCAGGTAGTCCCCACGAGGCTCGCCATGTGCCCATCGCAGGTAATCGACGGTACATGCGCCATTCGTGAAGCCGGGGTCGATGCCGAACAGATCAGTCCAGCGCGGGGGGTTAGATTCTGGGGCGATTGGCTCTAGCATGAGTCAACAGCCTCCTTTCCGTTTCGATCGGATGGAGTGCTCAGAACCGTCCGGCGTTCACGCGTCGGGCGGTTCGTCTTTGCACTGCCAACCTTACCAGTTTCGACCCCCGGAACCACGCCGAAAACCGTTGGTCCGCAACGTGTTTCGGCAGGTTCGTCGGCGTTGAACAGGGCGAGTGCGATCCGCTCAGGTTCCTCGACCACCTGTGCCGCCTCCGCGCGTCTCCGCTGGCACTCGAACACCGTGTGGCCGCGTTGCTGGTCTAGGACGTCGCGCTCAGTGCTGCGGACAGTCCAGCCGCACAAGGTGCAGGTGGACTCGACCGCGCCGGCTGTGCGACGCCAGAGGAAGCTCACAGCGCCACCATCGCAGCCACGACGGCGCTCACGTCGACGTCACTGCGAAGGATGCCGACAGCGCACGACGCGCGCCACGCGAGCAGACCCACGATGCCGGTCAGCGCGTCCTCGGTCAGCGGCAGGGTGCCATCCAGATGGTGGAGGAGCCGGGTCATAGCCTGTCCGACTTCCGGATTAATCGTCCTCACCGGCTTCGCGTGCGGCCCACTCAGCGCGGGCATTGGTGAGGTTGATGACAGGCACTTGCCAGCGGTGGCGGCGAGTCCATGTGCTGCCCTTACGAGGCTGCTCTGTCTCGACCGTCCGCAAGTGACGGCGGCGGATGCCTTTGGCTTCGGCTCGCAGCGTCTTGCGCCACACACGAGCCATGTCGGCGGGGGTCACCAGTCCTCCTCAGCGCGTGCCTCTGCCCGCTCGGCCAGGGCGTCTTCGCGGTCCTGTGCGTCGAGGTCGAGGCAGTCGTCATGGTCCATCGCGTCGTCGTCCTCGCAACGGGTGCAGGAGTAGTCGTCGGGCGGGCTGAGGTAGGCGCGCTCGGCGGATGCGAAGGTCATGGCTGACTCCCTGACAAGTCTTCGATCGAGGCTCCATGTGCACGGGCCACGCCATAGACGAACGTCAGCCGGTCACGCAGTCGGCGCTCCTCGTCAAGGCAGTTGATGGCCCATGAGCGGGCGTGCTCGGCGTCTTCCTTCGCCATCTCTGCCATGCACTCAGCGATGCGCTGGCGCTCCTGTGCGGCCCGGTAGGACTTGGCCTTGAGGGTCACGTATCCCCACTGGCGTAAGGCTTCCCTGTAGGCGTCTGTGGTGACCTGCTTTGCCATCGCCGGGTCTCTCGTTCCCTCCTGCCACTCAACCAACGCCATCAGACACCGCCCGCGAACTCGTCAAGGCCGGACAGGTCCCACGGGCAGGGTTCGCCCTCGTGGCCCTCGCCGTGCTCCTGTTCCATGCCGCAACGGCGACAATCTCCCTCGTGGCAGGCGCGGAGTGAGCCATGGGCAGGCCACCACTCGGGCCACTCGCAGGGGGCAGGGTTGCAGTACGTCCCATCACACTCGGAGTCTTCGAGACCGCAGTTATGGATGAAGGTCACAACGCCCTCCGCAGGTAGACTTGGATCAGTGCCGCGTGCGCACTCGGGCCAGTGCTGGGGATGCGCCACAGCAGGCCCTCTACGGTCCTCTTCTTGACGACCAGCCCAGCCGTGACAGCCATCCGCCACAGCCCACCCATGGCGCTGGCAGGGATCGCCAGACGGTCACACTCGGCCCGCGTGTCGTTGCTGCTGCACTCGGTCGGGGCGCCAGTGAGGATCGCCACGAAGTCGGCCCAGATGTCGGGTGTCGTGGCCCAGAGGCTTTCCATCTGCCCGGCCTGCTTGAGTTCGGTGGGGGTCATGGGGTCGGCCATGTGATCGGGCCTGATCGGTCGATGGTCGCGCTGGATGCCGTGGCGAGGTCCGTGACCCGATCGCGGCGTTCCTTCGCGGCCCCGAGTGACTGGTAGGTCCGCCGCCACACGCGCCCGTCAGGGTAGGTCGCGGTGACCCGGTAGAGGCGCTTGACCCTCATGACTCGCCTTTCGGGTGAGCGGCGCAAGGGCTGGGGTTGCTGGCGTGGCTGCACCCAACGGGGTAGCAGTCGTCACAGCAGCAGCGGCACCAGCCGTCTGCGTCGTAGTGGCGTTTGCTCTTCTCGTATGTGAGCCAGCCGCCCTCTGGAAGGGCCGTGGTCATGACGCGACCGCCAGATCCTCAGCCATGAAGCACATGAC